AAAAGATTCGTAGACGCGATGGTCTCAAAAACATCAATTGGATACCCCATTGGAGGACCCAAGTCTAAGCACATGATTGACTTACCACCAACGGAGGAACATGATTGTCCACGGGATTTCACTCCTGAGATCTTGGCTGAAATCGAGTCTGCACTAGCATCAGCTGATGCCGGTGAGTTCATGAATATGATTTTTGGAGCCAGTCTAAAGGATGAACCTACTAAATTTGGTTTGCACAAGGTGAGAGTATTCCAAGCTGCCCCTTTAGCACTACAATATGCTATTAGGAAGTACTTCTTGCCAGTTGCACGGGCTTTGTCATTGCACCCGTTAGTTTCTGAAATGGCTGTGGGAGTTAATTCTCAGGGTCCTGAATGGAATGAATTGTCAGAATTTATGGCAAAGCATGGCGACGAACGCATTCTAGCTGGAGACTATTCCAAATATGATTTGCGAATGCCCGCTCAACTCACCTTGGCGGCTTTTGCTGTTTTAATTCGTATTGCTAAATGGTCTGGTAATTATTCAGCACAAGATATTAATAGGATGGAAGTAATTGCACACGAAGTATGCACACCATTAGTGGCTTACAACGGTACTTTGTTACGTTTTTTGGGAACCAACCCCTCTGGACAGAACATGACTGTCTATATTAACAGTATCGTAAATTCGTTGTTGCATAGAATTTGCTTTTTCGAGATTTACAAACCCTCTGAGATGGCAAAGATTGGCGAAGATCTTGGTTTAGACAGGCCAGCTGTATACCGGGATATTGTCGCCACAATGACGTATGGTGATGACGCGAGGGGCTCAGTCCGAGAGGGCTTTGATCTCTTTAATCACATCAGCATGGCCAAAATTCTCAAGGAGAATGATATGGTCTTTACAATGCCCGACAAAGAGTCGGAGCCCACACCTTACATGAATAGATATGAAGCTGATTTCTTGAAACGTGAGGATAGATTTGAACCAGAATTGGGTGTTCACGTGGGAATGTTGGATGAGGCATCGATCTTTAAGTCTCTCCACAGTATCGTTAAATCCAAGGTATGCACTACGGAGGAAGTATGTGCACAAAATATCGATGGTGCTTTGCGCGAGTGGTTTTATCACGGTCGTGAAGTTTTTGAAAAGCGCAGG